CTCCACCCGGCTATGAGGCCCTCAACAGCGTCATCCCCCATAGTGCAGACATCAGCATTTCCGGTTGCGAGTAATCGTAAGATCACTCTCATCCTGGAATTCGTCCCAGAGGTTCTGTAAGAACCGCTGGGCCAAACCCCAGGAATAACCTGATGCTCAATAACACCATCAGAGAACGCCACCGTCTTGAGCTTTACAATGCAGTTCATGTTGCAAGCAACCTTATACCACAAAGCGACCTCGTCGGCTTTACCCTTGAGCAATTTCTTTCTCACCTCCACATCGTAGTCAATGAGCCAGTCTTGAACATGCCAATCCCACCCCTCCTGGTCGGTGGAGTAGAGCTCGTCATCTTTGTTCGCAACCATAGCATCGACCCACTTTATGAAGGCGGGTACAGCGTGATCCGTGAACGGCAGACCTGGTTTCGAGGGGCAGGACCAGTACGCTTCAATCTCTCTAGCGTTCTGTGGGCCAAATATTATCCGCTCCAACAAGGTAAAGACGAGGGGGCTAGCAAAGATTAACCTTGCTCTCCCCGTTTCCGCCTTCTTGGCAGAATGGAGTTCACCTTTCACAAACACCCGGTATACAACCTTAGTTCGCTCGAAAAGCTCAGCTCCACTCAAACCACTCAAGTCTTCTGTGGACAATATCTCCCATAGCTTCTTGACTTCTTCCACAACCCACTCTCTGTCATTTAGCAGCAACTCGCGGTTGCTTGCATAATCTGACTCAAATGGACTGCCAGGATTAGGCTTGCTTTGGGTTTCCAAAATAGCCATATCCAGGAGATGGTCGAAGTCGGTACTCAGCTTAGGGCACCAAGTCTTTGGGTACAATTCAGCAATACGGTCTATCACATCAACACTCAGCTCGTGGCTTACAGGTTTAAAGCTGCTAGCCTGGAGCTGGAAAGACCTTCGTTCAGCGTCGGCTCCTTTCGGGGCTGTTCTGAACTTCGGGGCGACTTCCGTGAGGAAGTCGAGTCCGAACCTTGCGACCTTTTCGGTAATAGGCTCAAACCCCTTCTGCTGAGTGTTTCTGCGAGAAACCGTAGAGCTGCCTCG